TTCTTTGACCAGGTAGGGTCATCAGCAGCGGTAAAGAAAACCAGCCGTCATGCCGATACACCTCTGGTTGAAACACCACATACCAGACGCATGGTAACCATGTCTGACTATGAATGGGCTGACCTGATCGATGAGCAAGATAAAGTTCGTTTGCTTATTGATCCGACATCAACCTATGGCAGAGCGGCAGCTGCTGCGATGGGTCGAGCAATGGACGATGAGATCATTGCAGCGGCACTAGGTACAGCGCAAACTGGCAAGGACGGTAGTACATCAACGGCACTACCATCAGGTCAGAAAATCGCACACGGTTCTGCTGGTCTGACTGTGGCAAAACTATTGAGCGCAAAAGAAACGCTGGATGCTGCATCTGTAGATCCATCAATACCGCGCACAATCGTTGTCTCACCAAAGCAAGTCTCTGACTTGTTAAACACAACAGAGGTCAAGTCATCCGACTTCAACACCGTCAAAGCGTTGGCACAAGGTGAAATAAACTCTTTTATGGGATTTAATTTTATCACATCCAATCGTTTGACATTAGACAGCGACAGTAACCGCCAGGTTATCTGCTTTGCTCAAGACGGTGTGAAAATGGCGGTAGGCAAAGAGCCTATGGCTAAGATCGATGAACGTGCCGATAAATCCTACGCAACGCAAGTTTACTACTGTCAAACTCTTGGTGCTACACGCATGGAAGAGGTGAAGGTAGTTGAAATTGCTTGCACTGAGTCATAAGGAGATTGATCAATGGCAACAGTTTTTTCGACACAACGAACTAATTCACGAGCAACACCAGCCGTGATGAACAAAGCTAATGAGCTGGGCGGTCGTATCCGTGTGGCTCATGGCACTTTTGAGGCATCCTCACTCGCATCAGGTGATGTTATTGAGATGTTTATCTTGCCCGATGGCGCGAGATTGCTAGAGGGATCACTTGCACATGATGCAATGGGTTCATCTACAACCTTGTCCGTAGGGTTTGCTGCACATACAAATTCAGCTGGTAGCGCGGTTAGTGCGTCAGCAGCAGCGTATAAAGCAGCGGCTGCATCTACGTCAGCGCAAAAGGTAGACATTCTTGCTACACTGGCTCTAGGCTCCGGCACAGAGACAGATACTGATGGTGATGGTGTTGCAATCACAGTGACAATGGGCGGTGCTGCTGGCACTGGTACTATTGAGCTAACCATAAAATACGTGGTTGATTAATTAGAGGGGCGCGAAAGCGCCCCCCTTTTTTTATGGGATAAACACATGACTTCTACGGTAGACATTGCAAACTTTGCGCTAAACTCTCTGGGTGCAAACAACATCTCTACGTTTGATGAAAACAGCAAGCCGGCGCGACTGGTCAATCAACGGTATGATTCAGTGCGCGACATGGTGTTTCGACAGCATCCGTGGAACTGTCTAATCAGAAGGGTTGAGCTTGCCAAAGAAAGCGATAGCCCGGCATTTGACTATGCAAATCAGTTTGCACTGCCAACAGATCCTTTCTGCTTACGTGTGTTGGAGTTTAGTAACGGTACGCTGACGTTTCCTTATGACAATATGACAAGCAACTCGGGTGGCCCTGTTTTTGTAATTGAAGGTCGTAAGCTTGTGACAGATGAGGGTATTGCAAAAATACGCTACATCGGCCGTGTGACAGATCCGCAAGAATATGACGCTGGGCTAGTAGAAACGCTGTCTGCTGCACTGGCGTTTGAGCTGGCCTATGCAATCACTGGAAGCAATACGGTTAAGCAGATTATGGCAGCAGAATACTCAGATAAATTACGCGCTGCAAAATTTGTAGATGCAACCGAAGGAGCGCCTCAGAAGATCGAGGCCAGTGACTTTTTACAAGCGAGAACATAAATGGCGCGATCTGCACCAGCACTGTCTACCTTTACAGCCGGAGAAATATCTCCGCGTCTGGAGGGAAGGGTTACGATTGCAAAATATCGTGAGGGTCTGGCAGATCTAACAAATATGATTGTCCAGCCGCACGGCGGTGTTACCAGGCGGCCGGGCACAGAGTTTCTAGGCGAAGTAAAAAATAGTGCAAACGTCACGAGGCTAATACCGTTTGAGTTCAAAACCTCGGACACTTATGCGCTAGAGTTTGGCGATCAGTACATGCGTGTTTTTCGCAACGGTCTGCAAGTGCTTACAGGCAGTGCAGCATCGGTCACGGCAATATCAAAAGCAAGCCCGGGTGTTTTAACAGCTAACTCGCATGGTCTAAGTAATGGCGATGAGGTTTTTCTGTCCAACAGTGGCGGTAATATGACCGAACTAACGTCAAGAAACTATCTCGTTGCAAATAAAACAACTAATACATTTACGCTTACGGATTTGTTTGGTGTTGCCATCAACACGACAAATTTCACAACCTACACAGGGTCTGGGGTAACCGTTGATAAGATATACGAAAAAGCAACGCCCTATACGTCAGCGCAGATAAATGATGTCAGGTTTGCACAATCAGCAGATGTTATGTACCTCGTGCATCCCTCACACGCAGTACGAACGCTCACAAGATCCGATCACAACAACTGGACGTTTGCCACGCCAACGATTACTGAAAACACAACGCCCAGCCTGGTTGGTACAGATAATCATCCAAGCGTTGTAACATTTTTTGAACAACGGCTGGTTTTTGCAGCAACAAACAATAATCCGCAAACATTGTTCTTTAGCAAAAACGCAGACTATCTGAACTTTACAACAGGCACAGCAGATAACGATGCACTGATTTACACGATTGCATCAAACAAGGTAAACGCCATCAGGTATCTGTCTGCTACCAGAATACTTAACATCGGTACGTCTGGTGGCGAATACGTGCTAACCACAACAAACGGTAGCCCGGTTACGCCAACGTCTACGGTTATTCGTAAGTATTCCAACTACGGATGTGTAGATGCAGAAGTTGTCCAGGTTGCAGATGTTACGCTCTTTGCCCAGCGCGGAGCGCGTAAGGTGCGTGAGTTTAGATATGTCGGTGAAGTAGACGTAGGCGGCTATACAGCGCCCGACATAACGGTCTTAGCCGAGCATTTGACCGAAGGTGGCATAAAAGAGTTTGCCTTCCAGCAAGAGCCTGAGAGCATTGTGTGGGCAAGGCGCAATGACGGTACTCTGCTGGGTCTGACGTATAGACGCGAGGAAGAAATTGTAGCCTGGCACAAGCATGTCATTGGCGGTGCGTTTGGTAGCGGTCAGGCGCAAGTAGAAAGCATTATCTCACTGCCGACAGATAGCGGTGAAGATGAAGTATATATGATTGTTAAACGAACAATAAACGGACAGACAAAGCAGTATGTCGAAGTGATGAAAACATTTGACTTTGGCAGCGATACAACGGCCGCGTTTTTTGTAGATAGTGGGCTGGCATATTCGGGCAGTTCTACAACAAGCCTGTCAGGATTATTTCATCTGGAAGGGGCAGCAACGTCTGTGCTGGCAAATGGTGCAACGCATCCCGACAAAACGGTTTCGTCGGGTGCGATTGCGTTGGATTTTGCAATCACCAGTGGTGCAGTAGGTCTGCCGTATACAAGCAAAATGCAAACGCTGCGTATTGAGTCAGGATCAAGCGATGGCACAAGTCAGGGCAAACCAAAACGCATCCACGATGTAACACTGCGCTTTCACGAAACGGTGGGTGCAGAGGTTGGCACAGACGCGGCCAATGCAGACAGAATATTTTTTAGAGACAGCAGCATGGACATGGACACAGCTGTGCCGCTCTTTACTGGTGACAAAGATATAGAGTTTCCGGGTGGTTTTGAGGAAGGTGACCGCATTTACGTGCAGCAAACCCAGCCACTGCCAATGACAGTATTAGCGCTTTATCCGCGCATGAACACACACGATGTATAGGTATTAAATGTTTTTTCAATTAGCAACATTAGCGTTAAATATAGGTAAAGGTATTTCAGATAAAAAAGCTGGTGATGACGCAGCTGCTGCACATAGGGCAGTCGGTGAATTTAACGCTCAAATGGAAGAGCGTACTGTTGGTCTTATAGACAAACAAATAGAAGTAACTAGGCGTGTACGTGCGTTAGATGAGCAAGAAGCTCGATATCGGTTTAGCACAGAGGTTCTTGGCACTGTTGTAAACCAATACGCTGGTGCTGGCATCGATGTTTCAAGAGGCACTCCTATGCGTGTATCGCGACAGTTTGCCAGAGAGTTTGAGGTCGCTCAAGCAAAAGAAGACTTTAACGTTTCTAACCGCATCATGCAAATGGAAGACGCTAA